AACTGATACTTCCATTTTCATTTTCATACTCTTTTACAGTACCTTTTTTCCCATACTCCCAATTACCTGGATGCCCATTTACATTTGCAAAACCTGTAATCTGTTTCCATACTGTTGATTTTAATCCAATTTCAGTTATATCACACGATTTACTATTAGAGACAGTTCCTATTGCACATTTTTGAATGACTAAACTTGCATAAGAATTTCCTGCCCTGTCTACTTCTTTTACATTTACGATTCCTTTTTCTGTCACCTTAAAAGTAAACAATTTACTTAAACCTTCTTCCCACATGCGATCTTGGACTTTTATACATACAGCTTTAGCTGTCCCTACCAAAAATTCTTCTCCTACTGATATTGAATCATCTACACTTTCCCTTGTTGCATTAACAGAAGATTTTACATCTTCAACTCCCCAAGGAGCAAAATCTGTATATTCCTTATCTACTCTTTGACTACCTATTTTATAAATTATAGTATCTCCTTCTGATAGTGACTTTAATCCAGTCTTTGTACTATTATTTTTCTTAATAACAGAAACAAATCTAGGATAATGTTTCTTTAATTTTTTTCTTTTAGTATCAATATCTGCTCCTTGGCTTGTACCTTTTCCTTTCAGTACCAATTCATAAGGAAGTACAAATCTCATACCATTCGGCATTGGATCATAAGCACCAAATTGAGATTGCGTTCTAGGTGATCTGGTTCCACAAAAAATATTAGATTTATATTTAGCTTCTTCATCTGAATAAACCAAAGGTAGAGCAATTGCATCACTACTTTCGTGTGTTAAAGTTCCTTCCGCATATTGATCTCTGTTACTACTACCACTCTTTCTTCTGAATCTTCCAGAAAGAGCACCTGTTCTGCCACCATCTAAAAAATAAAGAGCTAATTTCCCATGAGCATAATTTTCTAAAAGAGTATCTCCTATTGCATAACCTGCAAATTCAGGTCTTGCTCCTAACGTTCCAGATGATATTAAAAATATTCCTTTTAATTGTTGCCCTGAGCCTAGACTTAATAACTGTGACCATAAAAGTTTTGTATTAACACGTACGCCGCCTGTTTTTCCATCTTGATTAGCAAAAACCAAAGGGATTATTTCCCCTAATTCTGCTAATTCTTGTACAGAATCAAAGCCTGTTTGTGGTGCAAATCTTTTAGGGCCAGAAACGTCTGCTGTCTTTAAACTTGGCGGTGTTTTATATTTCGGTTCTCTAGGTTTCGGTGTCATCAAATAGGAGACAACACTTAGAACAATCCCTATTACAAGCTGAGTAAGAGCACCACCTGTAGGATCACATCTTATGTCAGGAATTAAATCATAAGCTTTTGATCTTTGGCCGTTATAACTTGCTGTCTTATCTACAAAGTACCAATACTCTTCTTCTGATAATCCTAAGACGTTACATAATTCGACTTCTTGGGGCAATAAAACTCTTCGACTTGTAATGCCTCTACAGGATTCCATGTCACCACTGACCCTTCGTATGAAGTTATGTTCAGCCATCCTTCCTCAAAATAAACTGCCAATCCATATCCTTTCTCAGATTTACATAGGCCAACAGTACCTATATTAGGACGTTCTGTCTTGATTCCCCATAACTCTAATTGTTCCCTAAAAATTGAGTAATCATTTTTCCTTAATCGTCTATACCAATCTCTAGTAGGACAGGGACTTTTGATGCCGTAATACTTTAAAACTGCTTTTGACAAAGTTAAACAATCAGCCGCCTTATGCTGTTCAGGATTAGCACCTAAACGATAAGGAAGACCAATAAAATCAAACGGTGTCATCTATTTTGAATTTGTCCTGACGTAGGAAGGAAACCAACAAGAGAAGTTGTTAAAACTCTATTTGGTGCGTTACTACCGACAGCATCAATTCCTGAACTTAGTAACACCTCAACAGTAGTTGGGTCGTAGCCCATAGAAGAAGCAAGCCAAACATCTTGAGTTAAATAAGGGTTCCCATAAGTCGTTAAAGGATTAAGAGTGTCAGGATCAACTCTGCATACAAAAACTTCAATACTCCATTTATATTGAACAGCCTCTATAGCTCTATTCATTGCAAGTGGATTATTAGCAAAAACAAGAGCTGCTTCTAAATTGTCACCTGATCTATTCTTTGCTGCACCTTGATAAATAAAAGGAAGAAAATAATAATCCTCTCCATCTAGTTCTATCTTATTCCCTTTATTCTGTTGGTATTTGCCATTATGTTCTAATGCATTTGTATTGTCTCTTTTGCCGTTCTGATAACGATCTTGTACCGTTCCTTTTGAATCTTTTACACGAATAAAAGTAACAATTGTTGTAATAGACATTTCTTATAAACCTACTCTGGAACGTTGACTACGAGAGTTTTTAAGTTGACTAAAGACCTTTGATTGACCTTCCTGAGCACCTCGTCTTGCAGCACTATTAATGATTTCAGGAATAGCAGATTTAGGAACATAAGCTTCAGAGTTAAACGATAAGACTGGACCTGTGTAATTAACAACAGTAGGAGTACTACGAACACCACTACCAGAAGCAACCGTTCCACCACCAGGGATGACTGCTTGACCTCTAGCACCTGCTGAGTAACGCTCCATTGCTCCTGACATCTTAGAAGCAGGAATAATGTATTCATCCTCTCCAGCTTCTCCCACAAGACCAATAGTAGGTCTAGTGACCAAACCTCCAGTAGCGAAAGGTTTAATACCGTTAGTCCAATAAGCACCTTCTGCTCCTAGCGGCATACGCATAGAGGGAGGTCTGTTTACAGCAGAGCCAGGTCCAAGACCCGAACCTCCAAAACTAAAGCTTCCAAGGATATTATTAAATGCTGCATTTAAAAACATCCTTCCTAGTGATTTAGCAACACTTGCTAATACATCACCTAACGATTTACTTGCATCAGTTAAAGCTAAAACAGCATCCGTCATTCCACCTGCAACTACACCTTTAATTTCTTCCCAGGTGACTTTTATCTTTTTAGTCTCTTTGTCTGCGGCTATTGCTGCTCTTGCAACATTATCGTAAGCAATTACTTGTCCCTCTATATCCTTTTTAATTGCTTTCTGAAGTCCTTCTAATCTCTTTTTACGTTCAATCTCCTTTTCATCAAGACCCTCTATCTCCGTCTTTACCTCAGTCAACCTTTCCATTAATTTGGATTTCTCTAACTCTATTTGATAAGTTTCTTCTGCAATCGTTTTAGCCAATTTTTCATTTATACCATAATCCATCTTTAAACTATTAACTTCTTCTTGTATCTCCTTTTGTTCTTTCAATTTTTCGGTAATTTTATCTGTATTTTCTGTTAAAGATCCTAGTTGAGTTTCTCCTTGCATTTTATAAAACGCAGTGTCTGTACCCTCAAATATCTCTTTTTCTAATTTTGCTTTTTCCTTTCTGTATTTAAAAGAATCAGGAAGCTTATCATATTTTTCAATTTTTGTTTGAATATCTGCTCCTCCAAATTGTCTAGCAAAAGCCATCTTCCGATCATTTAATCCACCTTTTGATACCCCTATTATTTTATCAAGTGCAAGTAATACTCCTGCTAAAGCAGATTGAACTTTAAGTAGTTTATTTTGAAGACTAACCATTAAATTAGTCCAAGCATCTCCAAAATCTCTCAGTCTTTGAACTCCTACTTCCCCGATTGTCGCTGTTAACTGCTCAACCGCAGCATTGAAAGCAGCTTGCTCTCCTTTCAATTGTTCTATTAATTTAATTCTTTTGCCTTCAGCCGTACCAGCAAGCCCCATTGCTTCTGTTAACGCTCCCGTATCTTGAGTAAACGCTCCTAAAGCTTTGCCCATCTCTGCTGTCTTAACGACAAAAGCATCAATTGACTGACCTACAGCACTTAAAAGTATCTGCGCTCCAAAACCTGCACCTGGCCCCATTTTATGTTGCATTAACGCACCAGTAGTACCACCAGCAACAGATCCAACACCACCTCCAAAAAGGACAGGAAAACCAGCTCCTAACATTAATCCTTCTCTCAGTCTTTCTCCTTTCTGCTTGCGGAATCCTTGCATTCTTTGGTACCTTGCCCAAGCTTCATTACTAACTGGACCTTTCCATTGTGTTTTTGGATTTCTCCTCATAGCAAGAGGAGATTGAGTTGTTGAAGCCTCTCTTAAAGCCTCTAAAGATTCTCTATTACTCGTACCAAATAAATCTCTTTGTTCTTGAACACTTAAGTTGATATTGTCGATACCTTGATGAAGAACTCTTAAAATTTCTTTTCTTCGAGCTAATTCAGTATTTATTTTTCTTTCTTCCAGTAATAAAGTTCTTGCTGCTCTGTGTTGTGAAAATATTCCAGAATCATCTAATGTTTGTGGACTAATTCGTTCTGCGATCCTACTTTGAACATCTGCTAATCTAGCTTGAGCATTAGAACCCCACCCTGCACCTTTAGAACCTGGCCCTGCTGGACTGTCGTATTGAGTCCAAACTGGCCCTTTCATCATTGCATCTTGATATTGTTTTGCTAATAAGATTCTTTGTCTAGTTTCATCCGTTATTGCACTTTCTATCTCTAAAACTTGCCTTGATATAACTTGAAGTCTGCCTTCGTCTTTTATTTCTGTATTTTTAAGTTCAGCTTTTTTCTTGGCTAATTGAAACTCTAATCTTTCAATACTTGAAGGGCCACGCCTTGCCGCCATTACGTCTGGTCTGTCAAGTGCTTTATCCCAAAGATTTTTACCAACCTGCCCAGGGCTAATTAGCCCCATCATCATCGCACCAGCCAAGTTATACATATCCTTAAACATTCTTGCGACACTATTAATCGCTATTGCTGCTTGACGTTCAAACGCAGTAAAAGCTTGTGCAGCAGAAATAATTTGACTTAATCCGTTCCAGGCGGCAGTTACACCTGTAATTCCTTCTAAAACCCGTGCTGTCCAACGTGCATTAACAGAGATGTTCTCATTTAAGAATTTCCCTAATAAAGGAATCTTTTGAAGAAGACGACCAAATGCTTTATCAACTACAGGTACTTTCTTGGCTAAAGCATCAATACCTCTAGCTGCACCTATTTGTCCAAATCTTGTTCCTAATGCTTTTTTACCTAAACCAAGTGCTCCTTTACCAAGCGATCCAATGCCACCAGCAACCATTCCTAAACCACCTTTTGCTGCTTGTTTTGCAAGGCTTAAAGCTTTCGCTGTTCCATTTATATCTGCATTGATAAGAGCTGTTCCTATCCTTGACTTGGCTAATTCTTTATTGTATTCAAACTGAGCTTTCTTGACTCTGACTGTCGCCTCTACCCATTCTTTAGTTCCTCCACGACCCACAACTAACTCCTGTTGTTCTCTCTTTGCATCCGCCAAGCTTTCTTTAAGACCTGCCAACCCTTTTTTCGTGGCTTGTGGCCCCTTCATTACTTCTGAAACTCTTTCTATTTCAGCTCGTAATTTTTTATATTTTTCACCTCCTATTTCTACGACTCCTAAAGTTTTTTGCAGCTCATTCTGATAGATAGATAAAGCAGATGTTGTCTGGGGAAGTGTTTTTCCATACGCTAGTAATTCTTCAACACCTTTAAAAGCATCAGTTTTCCGAACACGCCCTGTTGCATATAATTGTTGCTCTACTTTTATTCGCTCAATTTGAGCTAAACGTAATTTCTGTTCTGCTCTTACTTGTGATTCAATAGCACCTTTATAAAGATCTCCTCCTTTTTTTGCATTTGCAGCAACATTACTAAAAGCTGCTGCTTGTGCTTTTAAACCTGCTTCTGTAGCAGCTAACTGTCTTGCTCCTGTTCGTATTGTGCTGAAATATTTTCTTAAAGCCTCATTCGCTGCGAAAATAGCGGCTTTTCTTGGAGTAGTTTGTCCTCCTGCTCCACCCATTGCCCTTTGATCGTCAAAAGCAATTGGGACTCGATTTAATTGTTTTAACGAACTCTGTAGTCGCTGAACTGAACCATTAGCACTTTTAAGCTCTCTTTTTAAATTCGCTAAATCCTTTTTTGCTTTTTCAGCACCACCACCTTTATATACACTTTGTAATTCAATAATTGCCTGTTCTACTATATTCGCCACGACCAGAATCCTTAGTTCTCCAATAGTTTACCTACTCCTACGAATTTTTTGCATTTCTTTCTCTTGATCTTCGTTAAGAACTTGAAAATAAGCACTCCATCCTATGATTTCTTGTAACGTCATTTGACGGACCTCCGTTAAAGATTTACCTAGCTCCTTGGCAATACCAAATTGAAGCATTAGTAAACTATCTTTACGCAGCTCCGCACTTAGGATTTTGGGTCGATGTCATCATCATCATTACTATTAATAACCGCAAGCATTAACGCTTGAAGATCAGAATCTCTTACCTCATTCTTCAAAATATCAATCTCACCAACTTTAAATAATCTGTCACCATTCTCATCACAAGCTTTAGTCATTAATAATCTCAATGCAAATTCATTTGCATCATCACTTTTAGCTCCTTTTTGTGCTCTTTCTCTTTCTGCCATTGTTAAGGGTGTCACCCACATTTCAAATATACTGCCATCAGAAAGTTCAACTTCTTTTCTAGTAGCTTCTAAATTTGCAGCTTTCTTTAAACGATCAATAGCTCTTAAAGGTGATCGTGTAGCTCTAGGGCTTGTGGTCATAGTAAAAACTTATACGCTATTATTCTAACCTAATAAACAATAAAAAACCCCGTACAAAACGGGGTCGGTTGAACATTTTCTTCCCAGTTACGATTCTATGACTTACTAAAGTCGAATGTTGGAACTCCAGCAGGACGGAAGTTAACAGTAACTGCTTGTGCATCGTCAGGAGTTACACCTAAAGAAGCAGAAGTTAATGTTGCGTCAAAACTGATTGAACGACTCAATGTGTCACTTAATGTTCCACCACTGAATACACGATCAATGTAAAGCTTAAATCCAGCACCAACTTGCTGACGCTGAAGAACGTCTTCAATCATTCTGTTTGATAACGCTGTGTCTTCGTTAGTCATGTAAGTAGTAGCAGAACCTGAGCCATCACCAAATCCAGCAATGTAGTTTCTGAATGGAACGTATTGACCAGGAGCAGCACCAATGGTTGTTACATCAATTTCAGCTCTTTCAATTTCAAAACTCCACTCTCTAACTTGAGAAACTGTTAACGCTCCAGAGTTAGCAGTGTATTGAATAACGTAATAAGTTGTACCTGCGGATAAACCAGCAGGAAGTGTACCTGTGCCTGATCCTCCTGTTTGAGAATTTATAACTTCAAACTTGACGGGATCACCTACTTTTAAATTCAAATAGGTTTCTACTACAATTGTTTCTGTGCCAATAGTGACATCACCAGTACCAAAGGTTCCTTTAGTTCCAGCAGGTTTGTAATAGAGAGCACCTGATGTGCCAGATAAACATGTAACGGCCATGAGGCTGCTTTAGAAATTTACATATAGATTAGCTCAAAACTGTGGCAACGTACGAAGTTTCTATTCGACTCATAAATAATGGTGCATTTTCATCACTAGAAAAGCTTGGACCATCAATTGAACCTGTCTTTAAATATGTTCCTGTTGTCCCTTTTGTCCCATTATTTAATGTCTCTAATACATCCACAGCCGTATTTAATAGTGTTTGATTTCTTGCTGGACCTTCACCTTTTTTAGTAAAAATCCTAATTACTATTGCTCCTCTAGCGTTGTCAACACTAGAACCTAATGTTGGATCGTTTGTTAAGCCGAATGTAACATTTACTCTTACATATTCAGTCGTACTGTTTAACGGTGCAGCAGTAATGTTATCGAAGAAAACAGGAATAGCAGGATCTAACGCTCCAAAAGCAGTTAAAAGAGGGTTTTCGACTTCTGCTCTGATCTTTTGATAGTTCATTTATTTAGATAGAACAATTCCTTGTTTTACTCTTCTTTGCATTTTGCCACCTTTCATATAAGTCGTGTACCAATCTAAAGGAGCAGTTGATCTGTTTTTATTTCCACTCCCTTGAATTTGGCCTCTTTTTCCTCCTTCAGGTCGAACTCCTCTAAACAAAATCTCACCTTCAGGACCATAACCAGGAAATTCAAAATTATCTTTAGGAGCTTCTAAATCCATTGCAATTCTTGCATGTTCAGCAGTATTTCCAATTCGTATCTTTTTTACTCTTTCTGTATCTCTTTTGGATACGCTTAATTGTGGAATATCACTTACTTTGTAAGGATAAGAGCCACTCCCCGAAACAGAAGTACTTAAGCTTGTAGCAATATAACTATCTCTAAAATCTCCAGACCATACAGGTCCTTCTTCTGCTAAATCATTCATTATATTTTTTGCAATTGTTCTAACTTTTGTATTAAATTTTCTTCTTTCTTTTAAGACAAAAGCATCTATTCCTTTTCCTTCTAAATTTTTTGCCATTACTGCGGCCTCACGATCAATGTATGAAATATAGGATTATCTCCTCTCGCTGTTTGAATATTAATAATCTTTCCTTCTCTCGTTACTCCTGCCTGTGGATATTGAACACGATCTGCTTCCGTTGGATAATAATTTCCTAATTCACTTGCTCCGATAATGATCTTTACATCAGTCGTTTGATATAAACCCTCATCTTCGTTTGAACTAATCCTTGTAATCACTCCTTTCACACTGACATTTGTAT